GGCGCTACTCCAACAACTGGCAGGTGTGGCCGAAAGCCAGACCCGCCGCCGCATCAGCGAAGAGCAGCAATCACCGGACGGTGAGCCTTGGCAGGCGTGGAGCGCGAACTATGCAGCTACCCGCCACGGTGGCCAGTCCCTGCTACAGGGCGAGGGCGACCTGGTCGACAGCATCACCAGTGAGATTGAAGGCGACGAGGCTCTGATCGGCTCCAATCTCATCTACGCCGCCATCCACCAACACGGTGGCACGCCAGACATGGCCCCTGGTCCTGCCGGTATTCCGGCTCGTGAGTACCTCGGGTTTTCCCAGGACAACCTGGACGAGATAGAAACCGTGGCCGATCGCTGGCTCGACAAACACCTGGAGGCAGCATGAGCGGTGATATCAAGCTGACGCGGGACGCGATCGTTAGTGCCATCAAGGCGGCGCTGCCGGATCTCTACACGTGTGAGGCTCACGGCGGCCGCTTCGATTTGAACGAATTGACCCGTTGGAGCAAACAGGCCCCGGCGGTATTGGTGGCGGCTGTCTCGGTACCGTCCATCGATGACGGCCCCACACGCATTGCCCAGGTGCGCTGGGTCGCTTACCTGGTCACCCGCGACACGCCCCAGGCCACCCGGGATGTGGCCGCCCTGGACTATTCCGAAGCCCTGCTGCGGCTGGTGCGGAGAAACACCTGGCAATTGGACAGCGCCCACAACCCGGAGCGCGTCGCCGCTGAAAATCTTTACAGCGGCCAGCTCGACCGCCACGGCATCGCCTTATGGGCTGTGAGCTGGCAGCAAGGCGTCAGCCTGAGCACCACCGATATCGCCGAACTGGCGGACTTCACCCTTTACACCGCCACCCATGAAGTGGGTGACGGCCCGGTTGCCGAAGACCGGGTTGAACTGCCCCAGGAGTAGAACTGTGAGCAAAGAAAGCATCTACGTGAAACCCCGTGAAGGCCTGCGCATCCGCCAGGAGAACGGCAAACCGCTGCCAGCAGACGGTGGCCAGGTGCCGCTGAATTCGTTCTGGCGCCGCCGCCTGAGGGATCAGGACGTGGTGGCCGCACAGGCCCCGCGCAAGCCGAAGGCAAAAACCAAATCCACTGACACAAAGGAGGCATAAGGTATGTCGATCAGTGCCGGTATCTTCAACCAAATTCCCGCGCAGCTGCGGGTGCCTGGTGTTTACATCGAATTCGATGACCGCCTGGCGGGCAATTCCGCCTTTCAGGGCCGCCTCCTGGTCATGGGCCAACGACTGGCCACCGGTGAGCGTGACGCCCTGGAGCTGGAGCGAATCACCAACACCGAACAGGCAGAGCGTTATTACGGCCGTGGCTCCATGCTGGCCGAAATGCTGCGCCACTCCCTGAATGCACAGCCCTACCTGGAAACCTGGGCACTGCCCCTGGACGACGTGGAATCCGGTTCAGGCGGTGTGAAGTCAACCGGCAAGATTGCCCTGGCGGGCAGTGCCAGCGCCGCCGGCGCCATGGTGCTTTACCTGGCCGGGTACCGCGTGCGTATTGGCGTGGCCGTGGCTGATGATGGCGACGCCATCGCCCAGGCCCTGGTCGATGCCATCAACGCCGACACCCGGTTGCCAGTAACCGCCACCGTCAACGCCACGGTGACTTCCGAAGTGGACCTGGAATGTCGCTGGGCTGGTGAAACGGGTGACGATATTGATATCCGCTTTGCCGCCCTGGGCGAGGACCGCATTGCCGGTGTCACCCCGACCATCACAGAAATGACCGGAGGCGCCAGCAATCCGGACCTGGTCGACGCCATCGCCGCCCTGGGCCCCGAGCAGTACAACTGGATTGCCTGCCCCTACACGGACACGGCGAACCTGACGGCGCTCAAGGACGAACTGGACGATCGATTCGGCCCCATGCGCCAGATCGGCGGCCGCGCCTTTGCTGCTTTTCGTGGTACCCACGGCGAGACCGGCACCTTCGGTGGCAACCACAACAGCCCGCACCTTACGGTGATGGGCACGGGCAAGGCCGTCAGCCCCACCTGGTTGTGGTGCGCGGTGAACGCCGCCGTCGCTGGCCAGGCACTGGCAACTGATCCGGCCCGGCCGCTGCAGACGTTGCAATTGCCGCTGATCCTGGGCCCCAAGGAAGCCGATCGGTTCACCGACACCGAACGCAACCTGTTGCTCTACGACGGCATCGCCACGTTCAAGGTGGCCAACGACGGCACCGTGAGCATCGAGCGCCAGATCACCACCTTCCAGGAAACCGACAGCGGTGTGCCGAGCGACTCGTACCTCGACATCAACGTGGCTGAAACCCTGGAGCGGATCCGCTACGACCAACGCGCCCGCATCCTGCAGCGCTTCCCCCGCCACAAGCTGGCCGAGGACGCTGATGCGGACAACTTCGGTGCAGGCCAGCCGATCGTCACGCCCAACGTGGCCAAGGCCGAGCTGCTAAGCCTTTACCGGGATTTCCTCAGCCGTGGCTGGGCCCAGGACTACGACGGCTACGCCGAATCCCTGGACGCGGCGATCGACACCCAGAACCCGGGGCGCCTGAACGTGATTGATTCACCCAAGCTGGTTGGCCAGTACCGCGTCCACGCCATGCAGACACAGTTCCGGAAGTAGCCTTTAAGGGCTGCGTAAACCCGGTTTGAGACAGGAGTAAACCCGTTATGAAGATCACCGGCAATGTGAAGATCCGGGAAGGTGGCGAAGAGCTGCTGACCGATGGCAAGGGCACACTCAACCCAGGCGGGTTCGAGCGTGAAACCAAGCTGAACGGCCGCCGTGCTGTGGGTTATACCGAAAACCCGGTAGCGCCCACCCTGAGCGTGGTCGTGCATCACACGGCAGACACCGACATCGTGCGGCTGTCGAATCTGACCGACGCCACCATCATCCTGGACACCGACACTGGCCAGACCTGGATGCTGCGCGGTGCCTTCACCACCAGCCCAACACCGCTGGATGTGGGCGCCGGTACCGTACAGCTTGAGATGTCCGGCCTGGCACTGGAGCGTGTGTAATGGCTGAGGTAACCGTTGAACTGGATATGGGGCTGACCATCGGCGAGAAAACGTTGAAGACGGTGGTCATTCGCGAGCTGACCGCCGGTGACATCTTCGACGCCCAGGCCGACGCCGAACGCGTGGTGCAAACGGAAGACGGACCGCAACTTGTGTCCAGTCCCACGTCGGTCGGTATTCATACCCTGCGCCGTCAGATCGCAAAGATCGGTGATATCGAAGGCCCGTTGTCGATGGGTGAAATGCGCAAGCTCCACCCGATGGACCTGGAACTGCTACACGAAGAATGCAGCAAGCTGGAAAAGGCCGTGTTTGCCTCGATCGCGTCCCGCGAGGTGGCGCAGCGGGGGCGAGCTGATGAGGGTCAGGCCGAATCTTGAACGGATGAGCGTGCGGGTTGCACGAGCCACTGGGTGGGCCCCGCACGATATTGACCGCCTGTCTCTTCGCCGCCTGATCACAACCCACCAAATCGCGAGCGAATCCCATGAGTGAAATGAAGGCCAGTGTCGCCCTCAATTTAACCGGCAATTTCGAGCAACGCGCAGAGCGCTATGGCCGGGCCGTGGGTTCGTTCAGCCGTACCAGTGAGCGCCACTTAGGACGGGTGCGCCGGTCCGCCCAGATGGTCGGTCGCGGCCTGGATGCCATGGGCAACCGCTACACCGCTCTGATCACCGGCGCTGCCGGTATCGGCACGCTCCGATCACTCAGCCGAATGGAAGAGCGCTTCACCAGGCTGGGCATCCAGGCCAACAAATCCGAAGAGGAAATGGAAGGCCTGCGCCGGAAGATCTTCGAGACAGCCCGCGCCCCGGATATCCGTGTTGATCCCTCACAGATCACCAGCGCCATCGAGTCCATTGTAGAAAAGACCGGTGACCTGGAATTTGCCCAACAGAATATCCGCAACATCGCCCTGGCGATCTCTGCCACTGGCGCGGCCGGCCAGAACATCGGCGAGATCATGGCCGAGTTCCAGAAGATCAATATCAAAGCTCCGGATGAAGTACTTAGGACTCTCGACACACTCAACGAGCAAGGCAAACAAGGTGCGTTTACGCTTCAAAACTTGGCTGCTCTAGGTCCGCGCGTGATCAACGCTTACACGGCCACTGGCAGAACGGGCCCAGAAGCTATTCGGGAGATGGGTGCCGCCCTTCAGGTCATCATGCAGGGCGTGGGTGAAGCGTCAAACACGGCGACAGCATTTGAGGCGCTTCTCCGTACTCTACAGAACGCAGACAAAATCAAGGTTCTTCAGAGCGGAGGCATCCAAGTCTTCGATCCCAAAGAACTGGAACAGGGACGCCAAGTATTGCGCCCCATAAATGAGCTTTTAGTCGACATCGTTAAGAAGACCGATGGCCGTGCGACCGTTCTCTCCAAAGTCTTCGATGGCGAAGCCATGAGGGCGTTCAACCGCGCAGTTACGGAATATCGGGCATCGGGTGGAGTAGAAAGCCTGGATCGTTTCATGCAGGTACAGGCCGACGGCGAACAGACAATGAAAGACTCAGCCAGGGCAGCCGATACCATGGCAGGGGCGATGCGAAACCTGACATCGGCTTGGACCAACTTCGCTGACGACAATTTGACCGGAACCGTGCAATCTGCTGCAGACGCGCTCAATAGTCTGGATCAGGAAACCGTTGATCGCTGGCTGAAGATTGGCGGCATTGCCCTTGGTGGCCTTGGGGTTGCCATCGGTGGTCGCTTTCTCGGAAAGCTGGGTTCTGATTATCTTACCGCTGGCAAGAAAGTACTCGGGCGCGGCCGTGGTGGTGTGGGTGGCGCTCTCGGCGGTGCCGTTTCCGGCGCGGCTCCAATCCCTGTTTATGTCGTGAACCAACCAGGTCTCGGCGGTCAAGGCGGCGCCGGTCGCCGTGGACCGAGAGGCGGCGGAGCTGCTGCACGGTCCCGTCGAATTTTCAACCCGATGCGAAACCTTGGCAGGGCTCCCGTTGGGTCTATTGGGGCGCTCGGGGCGGGAGCGATCGGTACAGCAGGTTTGGCCGTTGGTGCTGCGGGAGCTGCCGGTTATGGAGTCGGAACGCTAATCAACAAGACGCTCATCGACGGCACCGAAACCGGGAGAAAGATTGGTGACTCGATTGGTGAGGCTGTGGCCAGGACACTCGCGTTCTTTGGTAACGATGAGGCGCAAAGGGCTGTCGAATTTAATGACAGGCGAGATGCCGGCACATTGAAGATAGAGGTTAACCAGGAAGGCAGAGTGACCGCTGTTACGCCAGCGCGGGGTGACGGCGGGCCTGATATGGATGTTGATCTTGGTATATCAGGCCTGATGCCGTGAAAACTTTCTTAAAATGGCACGAAGGTATGCGCCATTGGATTTCCCTCTTTCTGGCAAAGCTGAGCGCCTACAGACTTGTTGGTTACCCAGCCAGCTTTCCCAGTCCGACTAATGAAATACCGCACAGTATGTCCTGCAGCAACCCGAGACTCGTCATTGATCTTCATTGCAAGTACGGCCTCTTCCGTCCAGCCGTAATTTTCACCTCGGTACAACGTGTCATTTTGCAAAGTGAGCGTTGGATTCTGAATGTGGTCAATGTATCGACCAAACAAGCTGGGGCAGTGCTCGGTAAATGCTTGCATCAATTGAAGAGCTTTTTCCTGTTCTTGAGGGGAAAGGTTCCCGTCCACTGCCAAATCTATAGTTTTGCCCGGATCGTTCCATGTTTCGACTGCCGCAGAACCGAGCACGTAAGCGACGGGTACCAGAATTATGGCCATCAAGATGATGAATGTTCGGGACATCTTTATTTCTCCGCAAATCAAAGGAGCCTAGCACATGCCCTGGTCTGATCGTATCGGCGAAGCCATGGCCACCTTCCGTGGCATCGAGATATACCTAGAACGCACAAGCCAGGTGCCCGGCCGCAGGGTGGAAGTCCACGAATACCCGCTGAGAGACCAGCCCTATGCGGAGGATCTCGGCCGCAACAAGCGCGAATGGCAGATTGAAGGCTTTTTGATTGGCCCGGATTACGACCTGGCACGCCAACGCCTGGTCGACGCGGCAGAAACACCGGGTGCAGGTGAATTGGTGCATCCTTACTACGGCACACACCAGGTGGTTTTGGTGGGTGGCATGCGGATCCGCGAGAGCACCCGCGAAGGCGGCATTGCCCGGGTGTCTTTCACCGTGGTGCGTGCTGATGATGAACCACGCCTTCCCCGGGTTACCCAGGACACCCAACGCCAGGTGCAGCGGACCGTTGCCGAGGCAGAACAGGCGGCGCTCGATGACTTCGAAGAGAACTTCAACATCCTGGAACTGGCCACCGATCGCGTGGCCGCCATCGAGACGGGGCTGCAGAACGCGCTCCGGGGTATCGAGAGCACGGTGGGCGACGTGACCGGCCCGATATCGGAACTGATCCGCAGCCCCGCCGAGCTGGGCGCACAGATTCTGGAAAGCATTTCCACGGTGCGTGACCTGGTGAATGAGCCGGGCCGTGCCCTGGGTGTTTACGATGATCTGTTCAACGCCGGCGACGAGCCGCCGGTGACATCCCCGCTGGATCCCGTACCGCGCCAGCTGCAGATGGCAGCCATCCGTGCCGGTAACAACCTGGTGCGTCGCGCGGCCGTGTTGCAGTCTGCCCAGGTGGCGGCCGCAACGGACTGGGTAGCAGCGGATGATGCCATTTCCGCCAGGGACACTATAACTGCCGGCATTGAGCTGCAGCTGACCTCCGACTTTGTCCCGGCCAATGACGTGTACGCCAGCCTGACGGCCGTTCGTGCTGCTGTAGTGCGGGATCTGGAGCAACGGGGGGCCCAGCTTCCCCGCCTGCGTTCGGTGACCCTGCAACAGCCCCTGCCAGCCCTGGTGGTGGCGCAGAAACTCTACGGCGATGCCAGCCGTGCTAATGAGGTTGTAAGCCGCAATCGGGTAGCGCACCCAGGCCGGGTACCGGCGGGTGAGGCATTGGAAGTACTGGGGGAATAAGGAAACAAGGCTGAAGGGCTTCAGGCCCAAGGCAACTGCGTGATCAGGCCACCATTAAACCTACTCTACGGGCTGATTACCAGAGTTTTTTGAAGGCCCCCCGGCGACCAGCCCGCGCCGGGGGTCACATGCAAGCGGGCCTTATGTCTTCACGGGTTGAACTTCTCATTGACGGTAATCGACACGGCGGCTGGACCACCGTGAATATTCGCCGTGGCCTCAACCAGGTCGCGGACCGTTTCGAAGTTTCCCTGACTGAAAAGTGGAGCGAATCCGCCCAGCCGGCACCGGTGCGCAGTGGCGCCGAATGCCAGGTGTTTATTGACGACGATCTGGTGATCACCGGCTACGTCGACGAAGTACTTCCCGCCTACGATGCCAACCAGCACAGCCTGGTAGTCACTGGCCGTTCCAAGACCGCCGACCTGGTGGACTGTTCTTCACGCCGCAAGACCTGGAGCAAACCCCGCAAGCTGGAAGCCATTGCCCGTGAACTGGCCGAGCCCTTCGGCATCGAGGTGGTAGTGGAGGCAGATC